AATACTTTCTGCCATATCTCTTATACATAATATATAAGGTCAAAAAGTATTTATAGTTATATGCCTACTATAAGAAGTATAGATGTCATTAAGGCAACTCTTTTAACACCAGCAACTACTTCTCATTTTGATGTGAAGATTTCAGTTCCATCTGGGGAACTTGGTGGAAAATTAAATAGTGTTCTTGGTGGTTCAGTACAACAAGATAGATTGAATATAATGTGTTCGGATGCATCATTACCAGGATCTAGTTTAGCAACATTGGAACTTACTAATGATCATCATGGTGTTACAGAGAAACATGCATACAGAAGAATATTTGAGGATAGAATTGATTTAACTTTTTATGTTGATGCAAATGGTTACTTACCTATCAAGTTCTTTGAGACTTGGATGAGTGAGATTATGAATGAAGATTCTGATGATGCAAGAAGTTCAAATTATTTCTATCGATCCAAGTATCCAGATGATTATACAGCAGATCAGGGGTTAAAAATCATAAAGTTTGAGAAAGATCATAATCGTAGTATTGAGTATGAGTTTTTTAGAACTTTTCCGTTGGCTATTAATTCAATGCCAGTTTCTTATGATGGATCTTCCCTCTTGAAATGTACTGTATCTATGTGCTATATTAGATACATTCTTCGCAAGCCTTCAAGTCCCACAACACAACAAGCTGGTCCAAGAGGTAATACTATAAATGATATGGCAAAATTTAACTCAAGGAGTCAGGGATTTAATGCTGGACAACTACCTAATAGAGTAAATGACTTTACTAGAGCAGTACAGAATAGCAGTTTACCTCTTGGTGCCAACGATCAACTACGTTCAATTGGATCTGGACTTGCCTGATAAATAAACATACTGAAAACTCTATAGGATATTATGCCTTTACCAAAGATTGCCACACCGACATATGAGTTGGAGTTACCTTCTACAGGACAAAGTATTAACTACAGACCTTTTCTTGTTAAAGAAGAGAAGTTACTTGTACTTGCTTTAGAAACAGAAGATACAAAGCAGATTACAACTGCTATAAAAAATGTTTTAAAGAACTGTGTTCTTACAAAAGGAGTTAGAGTAGATCAACTTCCTACTTTTGATATTGAATTTTTATTCCTGAACATCAGAGGCAAGTCTGTTGGAGAGGAGATTGAAGTTAATATTATATGTCCTGATGATGAGGAGACTCAAGTTCCTGTGACTATTAATTTGGATGATATTGGAGTTCAAAAAAATGATACCCATAGTAATCAAATTAAACTTGATAAAGATCTTATGATGGAATTAAAGTATCCATCACTAGAACAGTTTATTAAAAATAATTTTGATTTTGATGATGCGAATGCAATGGATCAATCATTTGATCTAATTGCTGCTTGTATTGATAAGATATATACAGCAGATGAAGTTTGGGCAGTTGCAGACTGTACAAAAAAAGAAGTGAAAGAATTTTTAGAACAAATGAATTCTTCTCAATTTAAAGAGATTGAAAAGTTCTTTGAGACAATGCCAAAGTTATCTCATACTGTAAAGGTAACTAATCCAAAGACAAAAGTGAAAAGTGATGTTGTACTTGAGGGATTAGCGTCTTTTTTCGCCTAGCCCTAATGCACATGGACCTAGAGAATTACTTTAGGTTGAACTTTTCTTTGATGCAGTACCATAAATATTCATTAACAGAGATTGAAAATATGATGCCTTGGGAACGAGACATCTATGTGGGACTTCTTCAACAACATCTTGAGGAAGAAGAATTAAAGCACAAGCAACAACAATCGAATGGCCGTTAGTAGTCCTCCAATTTTAAAAATACTATCAGATCTTGATATTGATTTGATGGATATTAATAATGATGTGGATTATCTACGTGCATTAATGGAAGCAACTAATGCACTTACCATTACGAATGCAAGTGATAAAAGAATACCAATACTGCAAGATGAAATTCAAAGAGTAAGGGCAGATAGAAAGGCAGCAGATCCAAAGTTTAAGCAGAGAGTTAAGAAAACAAAAGTTGATCCTGCAAAGATAACAGGAAGAAAGATGCTAACTCCTGGAAAAGGAATGGATGAGCAGAAACTTCTTCCTACTGAAGATTCAAAAAAAATTACTTCTCAAGGTGATACTAATGTGCTTGCAGATATTCTTGTAAGTATCACCTCAATACGTGATCTTTTAATCAATCAGATCAAACAAAAAAGAACTGATTCAAAGAAGAAACGTCGTGCTGCTGAAAATGCAAAGAGAGATAAGAAAGAATCTGGATTAGAAATGGTTAAGAAAGGTTTTGGTGCTTTAAAATCAGGTGTAAGTAAAGTTATTGAACCAGTTAAAAGTTTATTCGGTCAAGTATTTGGTTTCATAGGTAAAATTATTTTAGGTAGAGTATTATTTAAATTGATAGAATGGTTTCAAGATAAAAAAAATCAAAAGAAAGTAGCAGCAATAGGTAAGTTCCTCAAGAAAACTTGGCCTGTATTGTTGTCAGCATTCCTATTATTCGGTACTTCTTTTGGTCGAATGGCTGTAAAGTTGGGAGTAATGATCACCAAGTTTAGTATTAGACTTGTAACTAAAATTATTCCTGCATTGATTAAAGCAATAGCGAAGATGAAGATTGGTTCTTTGTTGAAAAAGATTCCTGGTTTTTCTGGTGGTGGATTAGTTAAAGGATATAATGAAGGTGGGATAGTAGATGGTCAGAAGGGAGTAGATAAAGTTCCTGCAATGCTTACAGAAGGTGAGTTTGTTATGTCTAAAGGTGCTGTAGAACAGTATGGTACAGATACATTAGAGGGTATGAATGCTGCTGCTGGTGGAACAAACCGACCAACATTAATGGGTGGTTTTGCAAATATTACTAATACAGAGACAACTTCTAGTACTGATTCAGATGGTAATTTTAGTTTTGGAATGACTTATGTTTCACCTGAAGAAGCAAAAGAAAGAATTGCTGAAATGGGAATGCCATCTATGGTGTTAATGGATGGGACAGTGATTCCAGATTTTGGTAAGATGAGTGGTGAGAAAGTAACTCAAGGACTTCAGTTGACAAGAGATATAATGGTTGAGAATGAAGCATCGCCTGAAAGAATTGCTCAACTAGATCAAGTGATGGCCATGCCTGATGCTCAACCTGATAGTATTGCAACTATGGTTAATCAATTAGTTCCAGGTTCAATGGAAAATACCATGATGAATGTAGGTGCTGACATATCTGCTAGTGCTAAAATGAAAGGTGGTGGATTAGTTCAAGGATTCCAAGGTGGTGGTCAGGTAAGACAGATGGGTAGAGGTGCTTCCAAAAAAAGAATGGAAATAAAGAAAGGTATTAATAAACCTAATGTAAAATCTATTAAAACTCCAGTAAAAAAATCAAGTGTAGTTGCATATAATGAACAGGCTCAAGCAGCAGGTGGTGGATATCAATCTAAATCAGGTGGAAATAATGATGTTCCTAATTTTAATGCTGCTGCAAAAAGATCTCTAGCTAAAATAAAAACTCTAGGTATAAGTGTGTAAGATATGGTAGCATCATTAGGAGCGATAGTAAAAACAGCCGTTAAGAGTCAGGTAAAAAAGGTTGCTGCTGATAAGTTGATGAGAAGAGGTAAGAAGAAGCAACCTCCTAATGCAGAAGTAGGTGCTGAAAAAAAGAGTGGAGCAATTGTTAAAGCACCTAGTAGTGCTATGGCAAACATACCTCTTGCAGATTCAGTGTCAGCAATTAGTCAGACTCCTGCTGCTGGAGGAGGAGGAGTTGGTGGTGGATCAGATACTATTCTTGTTATTAAGACAAGGGTAATAGAGATTGAGAAAATTTTAAAAGGATCTGTTGCATTAGATAAAAAATTATTAGATCAAGAAAGAAAACAAAGAGAAAAAGAATTAAGAACTCAAGAGGAATCTGAATTAGAAACACCTAAAGATGGTGATGAAAAGAAAGTTAAAAAGAAAAAAACTAAAGCAAAGTTAGGTTTTCTAGATGGATTAATAAATTTTATTAAAGAAGTTTTAACGGGATTTATTCTGGTTAGATTAATTAAATTCTTACCACAACTTAAAAAGATAGTTTCAATTTTAGGTGGAGCATTAGATTTCTTTACTAATGTTGCTTTAGGTCTTGTTGATGGACTTGGAACTCTCCTTATGTGGGGTGATAAAGCAATAACTGGCACTAGAAATCTTGTAAAAAATATTTTTGGTGATAAGGGTGCTGAAATATTTGATGGTATAGTAGGAACTATTGGTAATCTTTTTAATACGATTGCCATTCTTGGAATGACTGCTGCAGCATTTGGTAGTGGTGGAAAATCATCTAAACAACCTAAAAGAGGACCAAAGAATAAATTAAAAAGAGCAAAACAAAAAATAAAGAGATTTACTGATCCTAAACGTGCCAGTAAATTAAACAGAGTAAAAAATATTAAAAAGATTAAAGTAGATAGATTAGCTAGAGTAAAGAAGTTTGGAAATTTGAAAAAATTTGCTAAAGCCAAACAATTTGTAGGAAAAAGTATTGATCTTGGTAAAAATATAGTAAAAACAGGCAGTAAATTAACCCGCACTGC